ATGTTAGTATTAAGGCTTTTAAAGGAATTGCATCAGCAAAATGGATGGTATAAACCAAATCAACTGCTTTGCTATGATGGGCATCAATATATAGAAAAAACAGCAAAGCTTTCTAAAGATTTAAAGAATTTATGTGAAAGAGCCGGGGTTGAACCTGACAGAGTACATCCTCATCTGCTACGCAAAACCGTTGCAACTGTATTACATGAAGCTGGAATGAGTACCAGAGATATTGCAGATATACTTGGTCATTCGGATATCGCAACCACGGAACAATGCTACATCATTTCAACAGAAGCGGAAAAGAAACGAAAAAAAATGGCGGCAGTTTTATAAAAACTATCGTCATTTTTTCTTTAAAAAGTGTCCAAACTTTTTGACATCAATAATTTAATTTTGACAGCAGTTAGATTTACTATTTAAACCGATGAAACCATGAGAAATACTAGATTTTCTAGCATTAAAAAGAGCGATAGACGGGACTCGAACCCGCGACCTCAACCTTGGCAAGGCGATTAAATACAAAATACAGCACAATACATTTTGTAAAATCGCCGAAATAAGCCATTTTTATGAAATTTGAAGTAACACAGTACAACACATTTTACCCCTGTCGTAAAGTAATCCGTAAAGTAATTTTACTCTGCGGCGAAGATAATGTCGGCAAAATCACTAATTGCTTTTTCTGCTTTGGCACGCCTGATCTGAGCATAATTTTGTAAAAATACTTTGACGCTGTTCCCCATTAACTCAGATAAAAGCTTGTCGCTCTCTCCACGTTCGTAGTTATTAGTAGCAAATGAATGGCGGCAACCATAGACTGAAATCTCCGGAAGTTTCTCTATATGATTCTTATTATATTGCCGTACAGCACCTCGGAATTTTTTTCCATAATAGTCTGGATTAACAGGTAAACCTTCCGTTGTTACAAATAGAAAATCATTATCAAAAAAGTCCGGGTACTGCATTCTCATCTGTTTTTTCCACAGAAGCTTCCGGTGGATCATATCTGCAAGAATTTCCGGGACATAGACAGCCCTGATGGAAGTGCCGGTCTTCAAATCGGATAGTTCCCCAAATTTATCGTATCCTCGATTAAATTCAAGTCGATTTCCCATGAAGTCAGATTCAGCCAGACCACAGACTTCGCCCGGCCGTGGACCTAGAAGGAGAGAGACACAATACATGACATAATAATGATCATTTTTTGCTTCTTCTGAATGGATGAACTGTGTGATCTGTTCATCGGTCCAGGTCTTTTTCTTCTTGTAGACGACCTTATTACGCTTTATACCAATCATAGGGTTCTGATTAGCGTCAATTAATTTTAAAGGGCTTACAGCGAACTGGAAGACGTTTGAGAGGATATTCAAACACTTGTTGATAGTTTCTGCGGAATAACCATTGGGCAGTCTCTCCGTAGGTTCTTCCATAAGCTCTTTATATTTTAATATGTGGGATGATTCCACTCTGGTAATTGGAATGTCACCAAACACTTCTTGGATGTAATCGTGATAGTATTGCTGATAGATTTTATATGTGGAGTTTGCGTATGTACGTTTATTTGCGGCAAACCATTGTTTGGACACTGTATCAAAGCACAATTTATTTTCAATAGCCTGTTTTTCTGCACGGCGTTTCTCGGCCTTGGTCTTCTCTAGATTTCTAATGATATCACTTTCATCCTGAACAGCGAGGTTTCTGCTCTTTCTGGCAGGACCAGTAAAACGTTGGCCAGATTCAGAGTCATAAACATTTGCATAATATGTAATTTTGATCTGGCCAGTTTTCTTGCTTACATACTTTTGCTTTTGAATACTCATTTATATCACCTTCCTTAAAAAAGAGTATAAAAATAACGTCTTGTCAGACGCTACATTGAAATGATATAATCTAAGTGCCTAATTTAGATATTCATTTCCGGTGCTTCCGGCAATAGTATCAATAGAACAGTCTCATTATGTGGGGCTGTTTTTGCTATTTTAAATATTTTTCGGTTTCTTTATCAAAATCTGAGATGTATTTCTGATCTTGGATTTTTCTGAATTTTTTGTACTCATAAATTGCAAGCTCATTTGCAACTTCTCTTTTTACAGTTCCGAAGTCGTGAAGTATGTCATACTCATTAAATTGTAAAAAGGCATCAAGTCTATTCACCCAATCTTGCATTGACATCAATTTATTTCTTTTGGCTTGATTTTCTGCATAATCAAGATACATGGTTACAATATCGTTGAGAGAGGATAGTTCTTCTTTGACAAGATAATTTTTAGAAACAGTAACATCAGATTTTAGAATCTTTCCATCAGGGGCATGCTTCCATGTGTTCAATCCCATATGCTCTTTTGTACTGTCAACTCTGGATTGAATAATTTCTGGAGCAGTATGACCGGTAATAGCATATAACAATTTATTTTGGACATTTTTAAAGAAATCTCTTGTAATAGAACTATTTGGATCATAATCATAACTACATTCAGCATATATATCAGTGATTTTTTGATAGAAACGCCTTTCGCTAGCACGAATTTCTTTGATTCGCTCCAGCAATTCATTAAAATAATCTTTTCCAAAGGGCTTACCGTTTTTTAGCATGTCATCATTAAGAACAAAGCCTTTGATTATGTATTCTTTGAGTGTTTGGGTAGCCCATTGTCTGAACTTAGTTGCCTGAATAGAATTGACACGATATCCAACAGAGATAATCATGTCCAATGAGTATATTGCAACTGGTTTGTCTGAATTTGGAATTTGCAAAAAACGCAAATTGCTTTTTTTGTCCAATTCCTGATCGTCAAAGATATTAGAGATATGCCTTGAAATAGTAGATACACTTTTATTGAACAGTTCTGAAATTGATTTTTGAGTCAACCAGAAAGTTTCATCATTATATATAACAGAAACATTGACATTGCCTGAATCAGATGTATAAAAAACAATTTCACCTTCATTTAAAGAAGAAGGCATGACATGCTCATTCATTTCTGGATTTGAAGGTTTTTTCTGCAATATTTTATTTGAGAATTTTTCTAATTCTTTTTCAAAATTCATTTATTCCTCCACAATAATAAGACTTGAGCTTGGTTGTTACCGGAATTTCTTGTTTTTATAGACTGGATGTTTATTTATTTTTATAAGCAGAGTCACAGGTTCTTAATCCATCAATATGTTCAAATAAGTCTTCTTTAATTGGAGCACCAAGAGGATCTAAAACAAAATCAATCCCTTCTCTTCTAGCTAATTTTGCCGCTGGTACAAAATCACTGTCACCAGATATTAAAATAATTTGATCAACTTGATTTTTATAGGCTAGAGATGCAATATCTAAGCCGATTTTCATATCTACTCCTTTTTGATCAACATCAATCATAAAATCCTGTTCTTTTAAATTTTCTAATGTAGTAGTTCCGTTACATATTCCTTTAATAATGCTATCCCGTAATGTATAATGTGCTTGAGCATCAGCAAGTTTTCCAAGACGTAGGGCCATTTTTCTTTGATGTTTTAATTCTGTAAGAAATGTTGACATCCACATATGTAATTCAGTTTTTGAAAAATCAATTTGTTTTTTTAAAAATGGATGATAAACTTTTTTTGACATTGGAGGACAATCATAATAAAAAATTCTATATAAATTATTATATTTTTTGTTGTCACGTTTTCCTTCACTTAGGTGTCTCCAGCAGTAGTTGTTTAATTCCTCGGCTCTATCTTTCGCACTTTTTTCTCCTATCATTTTTTGAGCTCGTCGTCTATAAAATCCACCGTCTACTAAAATAGCTGTATTCATATAAACCTCCTCAAAACGTAAAAAAGCTCTAGGTTCGGCACTTCCCTTATTTTGGGTTGCTTACTGCTAGAGCACTATTAACAGGTACAATTAAATTAATTGTGCTATTATAATACGCCATTACAGTAAAAATGTCAATTACTTTTTTTAAAATAATAAGCTACATTATATATATACAAAAATATTTTAATGTAGTTTACAACTCAATTGGTCCCTTCTCCCCAACCTCCGGCGGTTTATTCTCTGCGGCAATCTCATTGAGACGTTTTTTTAATCTATTTGAACCTTGAAAATTATCATCTAATAAAATAGTTTTTGAATCATCTGTATTACCAGTATAGCTAATTGCGAAATATCTTTTAGTCGTAACTTTTTGACCTTGCCCAGATATTCCCCCTATGATAGCTCCAATATTACCAAAAAGTATACCACCTACAACAGCGCGGCCAATTACACTTGCGTCTTTTAACTCATCTTGCGTTATAAATTCTGCACCAATAATTTTATTAAATGCTAGATTTATTTCGGGATATCTGTTCTTTTTGAAGGGCATAGTATCTTTGAAAATTAGGGTTTTGTTTTTTCATCTACAGTAATACATACCCCGTCTTTATATTCATAATTTGGCAAACCCGCATAGTGCATAGTAAATGGTGCGAAATTACCATCATTGTCTATTTTGTTAAAAAAACCCATAGAAACCATCCTTTCTTTTTGTTCAATATCTATAATTCCGACAACATTTTAATAAGTTCCATTTTATCTTTGGTAGACATTTCTTTTCCGTTTCTGGCTATCAATGTTTTAAGATCTTCTTGTGTAGGGTCAACAGAAATCGAAGTAGTTTTTTTTGAAGTTCCTAATAAATAATTCATATCAACATTAAAGAAATCAGCGATTAATTCTAAAGTCTCAAAGTCTGGTTCTCTATTTCCGTTCTCGTACATACTTATTGCACTACGAGAAATCCCTAGTGCATCAGCGAGTCCTCCCTGTGTATAGTGATTCTCTAACCTCAATTGTTTGAATACATTTCTGAAATTACCCATGGTATTCCCTCCTCATTACATATTGTAACACGATACGTGAACAATGTAAACAAGAAAGACACGAAATGTAAATAAGTTCAATAAAAGTATTGACACGAAGTGTGATAAGTGATATAACATTTATAGACACAAAATGTGGCAAAACGAAAGGAGATGATACGCAAGTGAATACAAAAGCGATTGCTGAAAGATTAATTGAGCTTCGGGGCAATAGGAGCCAAGATGAAGTGGCAAAGGCAATAGGAATAAGTAAGTCAGCATTATCAATGTATGAAAATGGAAGTAGAGTTCCCCGTGACGAAATTAAGGTACGTTTAGCAAATTATTATAAGAAAAGTGTTCAGCATATTTTTTTCAACAAAAATGACACGAAATGTGGATGAAAGCTCTCTAATAGATAAATTATAGAACTTACGTTCTAATAAATCAATCGTCAATATCACCAAACATTACATATTTATTTTGGGAGAAAAGCTAAGCAGGAATTAATAATTTTGAAAAGGAAATTTAAATGAAAAAGATTGAACAAACAACTAGCAGTTTAGAAGTAGCGGAAATGGTGGGGAAAGGCCACAAAAAGATCAGGAGGTAAGAAAGTGTGGGGAAAATGAGTATTGCAGAATCTAATCAGCCGTTTTCAAAAGGGTTAGCTTTGATCATAAAGGATAAAGGATTAAGGCAAGTGTACGTGGCAGAAAAAGCTGGTTACACTTCGCAAGAGTTAAGTGACATACTGAATGGTCGTAAACTTATAAAAGCTTGTGACATTCCTAAATTAGCAAGGGTACTTGGAGTAACGGTAGATGAAATTTATACTGCCGGAAAGAAAAGGAGTAATTAGATGGAAAGCAGAATTGTATTATCGAAAACCATTAAGGTCGACAAATCAGAAATAGATTGTGCAGTTGAAAAGGCGAATAGACTTTGTGAGTTACTGAAAGAGGCCAATTCTTTAATAGATGAATTGACCTCCAAACCTTTAGAAATTACTATTCATATTTAATGTTTAAGTTCAGTTTTATTTGATTGTGACAGAAGGGACAGAGACTAGAACATGGTTTAACAGACACTTTATTGTGACAATGTGGACAGTCCACTTCGTATGTTTGAGAGTAGATCTGCTGTTCCGCATTAGAGTAGATCTGTTTTTCAAGATCTTTCATAAAGCGTCGCATATCAGAATTGCTACCGAGATTATACCTTTTTGACATGTTATCACCACCTTTCTATTGAGAATTAAAACTGATGTTCTAATAAAATCTTACTATATAGATAGTAGAAAGTCAATATGTTGTATGGAACTAATGTTCATGCACAATATATTGTTATGAATAGGGTGATAACTTTGAAAAGAAAGAGAGGTGACAAATATGCCCTATCTTGAAGAAAGAGTGGAACAACTAGAAAAAGAAGTACGGGAGATAAAAAAGCTAAAGAAGACAGAAGAATACAAGTCTCCACAGCAGTTTGCAGAGTTTATGGGTGTAACCCATACTCATGTCAGAAATTTGATTTACAGAGGTGAGATCAAGGCGATTCATTTAGGAGACTGCGTAAGGATTCCAATGAGTCAATTCAATGAAGAACAAGAAGAAAAAAGACCTTCGAGTATGAAGGAAGCAATTTTCGGATAGGAGGATTATGGAAAGAAAAATGGGACAGATACTGATCGTAGTATCGATATGTTTGACAAGCATACATACAATTCCATTGTGGCTGGCGTTATTTATGGCGTTAGGAGGCATGGCATGGATAGACAAATAAAAAAGCCCTTATGGAGCGGCAACTCCAATAAAGGGCAAAGAAAAACTTACAGGTGCATTATAGCACAACCGGAGGTTTTTGAAAATGGGTTTTTATGAAAAGAACGGGAAAAGAGTGCCGGAAGACGATGCATTTACCTTTGCTTTAGAAGCCGTGGAAAACGGTGATATCCTGATGCAGGACGCGTTTACTGACTGGTTCTATCGCTGGGAAATGGGATGGCACTACTATGATGAAGACGAAGAAATGGAAACCGTTGATGATATGACGCAGGAGTACATAAACAGCGAAACCAAATATCTCAGGAGGATGTGACTATGACGTATGAAGATTTACAGAAGGCAAATGAGCTAATTCAAACGACAGATATTAAGGGAAAGGACTATGCGGAGGTAAGCCAGAGGATCAAGGCGTTTCGGTCAGTGTGTCCAAACGGAAAGATAAAGACAGAGATCTTAAAGCTTGAAAATGGGTTTTGCCTGATTAAGGCAACCATTCTTGATGAAAATGGAATGGTGCTGGGAACAGGGCATGCTTATGAGAAGGAAGGATCTAGCTTTATCAATAAGCTGTCTTATATAGAGAACTGTGAGACTTCCGCCGTAGGAAGGGCCTTAGGCATGTCAGGGTTTGGAATTGATACTGCTGTGCGGAGCTTTGAAGAGACTGCCAATGCAGAGCTGAATCGCCTGGCGGAACAAAAGATCGATGCAATAAAGATTAAATCGCTAGAGAATGTATTTGATCGGCATACTGGATTCAAACAAGAAGTTTTGGACAAATTCAAGATTGGCAAAATAGAGGATATGACAGAGAAGCAGTATAAGGAGTTAATCAAAATCATTAATAAGAAGAAGGAATAGCCTATGGAATTTTCAGGTCAATTAAGAAGTATTTCAAGGGATATTACAACTGGAGAGTTTCTTATAACTGTATCAACTAGAAGGGATGTTATAAATGAATATGAGGCGCTCAAGGACAAAGAGCTAGATATAAAAATGGCGAAGCATAGGAAAAAGCGGAGCAGAGATGCAAATGCATATTTCCATGTCTTAGTTGGAAAAATGGCAGAGGTCCTAGGGACTAGCATAGCGTACATGAAAAATCTCTTACTGCGGAGATACGGACAATACCAAATCATTAATGGACATTTATGGGAAATGACAATGAGAGATGATATTGAGGTTGAAGAATTAGAGCATATCCATTTAGCACCAACATCTAAGACGACAGTGAATAGTAATGGTATTGTATTTCGCTCTTATCTTGTTATTGCAGGATCCCATACATACGATACAGCCCAGATGTCCCATTTGATTGAAAATACAGTAGAAGAAGCTAAGGAATTAGGAATTGAAACAGCGACACCAGAGGAAATACGTAGGATGGAAGAAAAGTGGGGAATGAAATTTGAAAAGTGTTCTGCAAGCTGAGAAAGTTTGTTTAATGTGTGGAACTGAATTGGACTTGCATTGTCATCATGTATTCTTTGGCACGGCCAATAGAAAAAAATCTGAGAAGTATGGATTTAAGGTTTGGCTGTGTGGCAGGCATCACAATATGTCTAATTACGGCATCCATTTCGATACTTGTTTTGATAATGCAGTTAAGATGATGGCTCAAAGATATTTTGAAGAGAATCTTGGAACCAGAGATGACTTTAGGAAGGAGTTTGGAAAGTCGTGGCTATAACTTATCATTTGACGATCTATGGACGTTTATCAGGCTTGAACGAGTATACGGCCTCAAACCGTACAAATCAGTTTAAAGGGGCCAAAATGAAAGCAGATAACGAGCATATATGTAAGACATACATCGCCCATCAACTCCGAGGGGTACATATTAAAAATCCGGTTTATATTAGTTTTTGCTGGTATGAGAAGAATCGGAGAAGGGACTGCGATAATATCGCTTTCGCCAAAAAGTTCATTTTGGATGCCCTTGTGGAGTATGGAGTCTTGGTTGATGACAGCCAGAAATATGTAACTGGATTTGAGGACCTATTTTATGTGGATAATGGGAATCCAAGAATTGAGGTGTTGATTAGGGAAGTGAGAGGTGATAACAATTGAGACATTTATTAAAGTATATCGAAAATTCACAGAGTGGGAATGGTACAACGATATAAGTGTCAGCCGTCTGTTCCTCCACTTGATTCTAACAGTAAACTGGACAGACAAAAAATGGCAGGGGATCTGTATAGAGAGAGGTTCCAGAGTTGCATCTTACCAAGTGCTGGCCACAGAAACCGGATTATCAGTAAAGCAAGTAAGAACTGCTATAAAAAAACTGGAAAGTACAGAAGATGTGGCAATCAAAAGTACCAATAAATACAGCATATTTACGGTAAAAAACTATGATTTCTATCAGTCAAAGGGCAAGCAAGAGGCAGACAACGGGCAGGCAGAGGGCAAACAAAGGGCAACAACTAAAGAAAGTAAAGAAGGAAAGAAAGAAAAGAATAATAAATATACATGTGCGTTTGACGACTTCTGGAAAAGTTACCCCCGCAAAGTGGATAAGGGTAATGCATATAAAAAGTTCCAAGCCAGGCTGAACGAAGGTTATGCAGAAAGAGAGTTAATCACGGCATGTGAAAATTATGCGGCAGAGTGCAGGAAGAATAAAACGGAGACAAGATTCATAAAACATGCGTCTACCTTCCTGAGTTCGACCAGACCATTTTTAGATTATCTGCCAAAGAAGGGAGAAGGAAAGAATGACGCTGATGGACAAAATACAGCAGATGACCTTGTTAAGAAAGGCATCGACCTTGGAATCGGTGACGACTTCGACGGGTTCTAAATGTCCGCACTGTGGCGGAACCGGATGGATTAGACACTGGGAAGACGGAAAAGAGTATTTTTCAGAGTGTGTCTGCCGGAAGAAGCAGATTGCAGAAAGTCGCCTGAGATTTGCAAATATCCCAGAGACCTTTAAGCATATGCGGCTAAAGAATTTTAGTGTGACTGCCTATAAGGACGAGAAAAGCAAAGCTGTGATCCGGGCCGCATGTAAGTACATAAAGCAGTACATGGATGGGTTTGAGAATGAACACCGGGACGGGATGGGGCTGTATCTTTACTCTCAGACAAAAGGGAGCGGGAAGACCCGCATGGCCGCCAGCATTGCAAATGAACTTGTGGACATGGGATATCAGGTCAAGTTTTCTCTTTCCACGGAGATCATCCAAGAGATCAAAAGGACCTGGGACCGGGATAATGACCTTTCCGAAAGCAAGCTGTTAGACCAGCTCCAGGAAACAGATATCCTTGTAATCGACGATTTTGGAACAGAGCAGGTGGCAGGATGGATCAATGATAAGTTTTACCAGATTATAAACAACCGCTATGTGGACCAGAGGGTAACGATATTTACCAGTAATTATCCATTGGATCAGCTTGAGTACGACGACCGTATTACAAACCGGATGAAGGAGGTCTCTTATCTGATCGCCTTCCCGGAAGAAAGTGTAAGAGAGACGATATCGGCGGAGAAAAATGAAGCAATGTTTTGTAGAGTATCAGGGAGGTGACAGACTTGGAACAGTTAAATATATTTGGTTGTGAGACAGCGTATCGGAGCAGTCGGATCACGAAACAGACCCGAAGGGCATCTAATCAGGAAGTACGACGGGATAAGAAGAACCGTATGATTTTGGACCAGCTTTCCTATGGTCCTGCGACCGCCAGAGAAATCGCTGTAGTGTTACATAAGCATGGATTGACTCTTACAGCGGACCGCAATGAAACAGCACCACGTTTAACGGAAATGATGCAACGAGGGGTTGTAGAAGTCTGCGGGAAAAAGAAAGACAGCTTAACCGGAAGAAAGGCGGCTGTATATCAGATAGTGGAGGATGAGGACGATGTGGAGTAATCGATATTCTGAGAAAGTGAAAGAAAAGGTAGTTGCAACGTATTTGCAGGAAAAGGCTGATGTGCAACAAGTCAGCAAAGAATATGGAATACCGGCATCTACCATCAAGGGATGGATTTCTAGCTACTGGGAGAAAGAAGAGTGCGAACTGCAAAAAGAGCTGGAGAAAAAACGAGAGGACCGAGCCACAGCGGCACGAAATAGAAAGCGTCGGTTCGTGAATGGGAGGGAGCTAAAAGTCGTTCGACCAACTTCCAGCAGTGCGTATATAGACTGGAGGATTAAATGAACCGAGCAGAAAGAAGAAAAGCCGGAGTAAAGAACCGGGTCCCGACTTACAACATGAATACACAGCAGATCCGGACTCCAAAGGAGGATGTAGCCCAGGAGGCAACAGAACGTGCATTTATTTTAATGCTGGGTATTCCGGCAATGGTTCTGAGAGATCACTTCGGATTCGGACGAAAGAGAATGGAGAAGTTCACAGATGAAGTATTTGAGCTTTATGACAGCTATGAGAAGGACTATATCACTCTGGATGATTTGATCCAAACGATTTACCAGGAAACGGGAGTAAAGATTGAAAAGAAATAGGTATTTACTCAAAAGAGTTTATATATCACACGTAACAAGAAAACATTTAGGCATCCTGTTTTACAGCCCGCTCCGGCGGGCAGGAAGGAGGAGACTCGTTGTCGGAAAAAGAGTTGAATGATGCTAAAAAAGAATATCTAAATAGATACAAAAAGGCCTATTTGAAGTGGCTGTCATTATGTGAACAAGAAAATTCAATAAGGCTAGAGATAGAAAGCGTAGGCAGTCCTGGTATTACTGATATGCCCAAGGATGCAAAAAAACAAGACCTGTCTGATTATATGATACGGCTTGAAAAGATTTTGGATAAAATTAAGTTGGCCAAAAGGGAAAAGTATAGCATTAGGGCAGAAATAGAAGAGAAGATTATTGACATGGAAGATGGAGTTCAAAGCAGAATACTGTGGTTGAGATACATCGAATTTAAAGAATGGGTTGAGATTTGTACGACGATCGGTTATAGCTGGAATAGGACACATGAACTGCACAGTGAAGCATTAAAAAATTTCCCTATATAATACACAGTACAAAATAGTATAGAATAGTACACGACTATAATGATATAGTTATAATAGAGTGAATAGGTAATAAACTTAATCGCATCTATATAGTTTATATAACATGGTTGCATAAATCCCCCACATTTTTTGAACATCTGGGCAACGGGATGTTCTTTTTATGTCATAATTTTCCGAATTTTATAGAAGTAAAAGGGAATATGTGGTATTCTATAAAGAAAAAACAGTGGGGGTATTTATGGATCAGCAAATTTTAAAAAATGAAAATGAAGTATTAGAGGAAATTTTAAATTTTGAAGTAAAAGAAATAGATTCCAACACAAGGTTCTGGATGGTGAGAACAAAAAAGGGATATTTTTATGATGAATTTATAGCAAATGGCTATGTAGCATTGGCATGGAATAATATTACAAAGGAAACGGTAATATCTGAGCAAACACGGAAAACACTTTGTAATCAAATTATTACTAGCTACCCAGAGATAAAGAGACCAAATACTGTAATAAACAAATGCAATAGCTTTATGAACGAAGTAAAAGAAGGCGACATAATAGTTATCCCAAGCAAAAAAAGTAGATATATTACTTTTGCATACGCAGGTAGTTATTATGAAGAGGAATATAGCACAGTTGAAATCGAAAGGAGTATTATTAAAAAGATAGAGGATAATGATGCTATGATTCATGAGGTATCATGTCCTTATAGGAAAAGAAGAAATATCGATGTTATTATGACTGTGGATAGTAGTAGTATTAATTATAATCTATATAGAGCTATTTCAAATTATCATGGGCTTAGTAACTTAGATAGGTATGCAAAAAATATTCTTAGTACAATATATAACGTTTATTCATATAAGAATGATATCAATTTTATTTATAACGTAAAAAAAGAGGATGCCATAAGCCCGAGATTATTGTCAGGAATTTTATATGGAACATCTAACTTTTTATGTGGCTTAGGTATCGAGGATGAGAGTATTTCTACACAGATTAATATTAATTCTCCAGGACCGATTGATTTTAATTTAATAGATGTATTCAATACTTTAAAAGACTGCTATTTGCCGCTTCTTGGAATCCTTGTGGCAATTGGAGGAGGAAGTATTGCCGCAATTAAAGTGCCAGGTTTGCCTAAAATAATAAAAGACATTTTAATATTACCCGATGAAAAAAGAAAAGCAAAGGCGGAAGCAGAAGGATTGGAACTCGAGAATATTGACAAAAAGATAGAACTGTATGAAAAAATAAAGTCCTCCGGGATTAATCCGGAAGACTTGAATAAGAGCATTGAAATTATTGCAAAAAATGCAATGGCGTTGCAGGTAGAGCCTTTGGAAGCAAATGCTGTAATAGTTACCCAAGATGATTTCTCTGATAATTTGACAGAAGACGAATCAGAAGATGAGTAAGTATTAATGATATTGCTATACAGATTATAAAAACTATAGACAGTAATGAAGTATTGCTATAAAAAAATGTGTAAATTGGAGTCAATGAAACTAATTTAAATAGTAGTGAAAGAAAGGTTAAAAAGGTAAAAGCATAAACAAGTATGTAATAAATTTTGTTCATGATTTTGATTTTTTTATTCATATTTAACTCCTCCTTTTTACTAATTATATATCATTTTTAGCGATATTGCCATTTAAAAAATAGATATATTATCTATCTAATCCCTACAAAGCTCATCCAAAGTCACACCAAGAGCATCAGCTAATTTAATAGCAGTATCTACTTTACAATTATTATTTTTTTCAATATCTTGGATAGTGCGTCGTGGGACACCAGATAATTCTACTAGCTGTGGAACAGATAAGTTTTTAGCCTGTCTTAGCTCTTTTAATTTCATGGGTGTTTCCTCCTATGAGAATTGATTAGGTAGCATATGAGTAAGAGAATATAAGCAGTCCATTTTATCCAATCAAAGAATGTAGGACATGCAAACTCACCAGAGAAACCATCATAAAGCAATTTTACTGTTAAAACAAGAAGAATTGTTTGATAAATTTTCATATTTGTTTTGATATATGGTTATGATACAATAAGAATGAAGAAGGAAAGGGCCGAAGCCCTGACCTTACTTCTTTTTCTTCTTAGACCTTTTGGATTTTTTCTTATCTCGTTTCGTTTTTACTATCAGGCAGATGGCAGTAACGATTGCGAGGAAGGCTTCCGAAAGGTCTTTGATTATTTCGCTTATCGTATCATCCATATGGTTTCCTCCTTTCTTGATTATGTATATATTATAGCACGTTTAAACGTGCAAGTCAAGAGGAATGAGGAAAATTATAGATTTAGCATCTGATATTAATCAGGTGCTTTTATTATGTAACGATTTAAATAATTACTATTTATAAACACAAGGAGGAAGTTGTTATGGAGCAAATTTTAGAGTATATCAAACCGGAGTTATTGATTCTGATCCCTGTACTATATTTCCTAGGGCAATCCATCAAGAAAAGTGAAACAGTCAATAACAAGTATATTCCGATGATTGTGGATCTTGTTGGGGCGCTTTTGGCCTGTATTTACGTATTGGCCACAACGGGTATTAATGGAGTATCGGTATTTACTGCGCTAACTCAGGGGATTTTATGTGCTGGAGTTTCCGTCAATATTAATGAACTGATTAAACAAAAAAATAAGTGAGGAATCAAGGAAAAGTATGAATGAAGCAGAAATGATAGGAATTATTGTGTTGGCATCGGTTACGATCTTAGGATTTTTAACTGCGATTATTAAACCGATCATTGACTTAAATAAATCCATCACTCAACTGATCGCATCAGTAGACCGGCTGGTAGAAGAACAGAGGACTCAGGATAATAGGATTGATACTCATGGGAAAGAGATTGACGGAATGAAGCTTATCATTGAAAACCATGAGACAAGAATCGATCACATAGAGAAGATAGAGAATAAATAAAAGAGGAGACGATAGACCGTGGGATTAAAATTTAAAAAGAAGTTTGCACATAGGAGCAATTACGGCGGTAAACGGAGTACAGCAAGCATTGAATACATAGTGATCCACTATACCGGTAATAAGAGGGATACCGCACTCAATAACGCAAAGTATTTCCAGGGTGCTGGCCGAAACGCATCCGCCCATTATTTCGTAGATGGAGGCGCCTATATCTATAAATCCGTTGCGGTGAATCGCATTGCATGGTCCGTAGGAGGGAAATATGACCTGTCTGGAAAGGCAGGAGATTATTATGGAGTATGCACCAATACCAATAGTCTTTCTATTGAAATGTGTAACAGTGTTGGCTCTGTCCCAGAGAAAGTAGAGAAGCAGACAGAAGAGCTTGTAAAGTTCTTGATGAAGAAATACCATGTTTCTTCAAACCATGTTTTAAGGCATTGGGATGTAAATGGAAAGCAATGTCCAGAACCATGGGTTGGGGCGGATAATAAGCGGTGGAAAACTTTTAAGAAGGCTATCGGGACAAGTTCCAAGAAATACACGTCTGTAAAGAAAACATCGGGAAAAGAAGCGATCCGATGGCTCCAAAAAGAATTAAACCAATGCACAGATGGATCAGACATTGTAGTTGATGGAATATGGGGATCAAAGACACAAAGTAAGTTAGAGAGATATTGGAAACAGCTCGGATGGAGAAAAGGTTCTTATGCAGGTAAGAAAACATGTAGAGCACTTTATGCAAGGCGAAAAGAATAGGCAGGTGAATTAAAGAATGTCATGAAATTAAGTGAGAGACAAAAGCTGTTCTGTCAGTATTATGCTGGCGAATGTATTGGCAATGCCGAGAGATCGGCTGTAAAAGCTGGGTATAGTCCAAGGTATGCCAGGGGATGTGCATATAGGATACTGGCGAACGATGGCGTTCAGGCATATCTTGAGGAACTGACAGAAAAGACTAAGAATGAGAGGATCGCAACGATTGAGGAGATCAAGGCATTTTGGACACAGATGATGAATGACAAGGAAGCAAGACCGAGCGATCGTTTGAGGGCGGCTGAACTTTTGGCCAAATCAGAAGGGGAGTTTACAAAGAACAACTGGTAAAGGAGAAGTGATGTTTACCTTAGCTACATTCTATAAATCAAAGCAATGGGAAAAGTGTATCCGTTTAATACGGATGCAGAGAGTAGATGCAGAAGGAAGGAATATCTGTGAGCACTGCGGCAAGCCGATCATTAGAGAATATGATTGTATTGGTCATCATAAGCAGGTATTGACTGAGGAGAATGTCAATGATATCAATATCAGTTTGAATCCTGAGAATATTGCTTTAGTGCATCATCGGTGTCATAACAAGATACATGAGAAGTTGTCTTTTAACAATCATCTAAAGTATGTCTATCTTGTTTATGGGCCTCCATTGAGTGGTAAGAGTACCTATGTAAAAGAAGTTATGAATGAAGGAGACTTGATTGTTGATGTAGATAGCATATGGGAATGTGTCAGTGGATTAGATCGATATATCAAGCCAAAACGGCTGATTGGCACGGTACTTGGAGTACGTGATAAATTGATTGAGGATATCAAGTTTAGAAGAGGCAGATGGAATAATGCGTATGTTATTGGAGGCTATCCGATGATAAGTGAAAGAGAACGATTGACTCGTGCATTAGGAGCCAGAGAGATATTTATTGATACACCAGTTCATGAGTGTCTTGAGAGAGCAGAACAAATAAAGGATGAAAGAAGAAACTTAGATTATCAAAGATTTATTTTGGATTGGAAAGAAAAATACCATCCCCCCTCCTGATCAAGAAAATAATTGCGAGGGGACTGTTAAGGGTGATTAGTTCTCTCATCAAAACAGAAAAAATGAGATTTTTGGAAGTGAAATTAGCTAAAAGGGAGGGAAATATTTGAATCGAAAAGAAGAATTGATGAAAATTATAGAAAAAACAGGGGAAGACAATAAAAAGGTGTTGAAAAACCTAGTTGAAGAGGTGATTTATCTGGAAGATCAAATGCTGGAATTAAAAAAACTCCCATTTTTAAGAATTGACAAGAAAAATCCTATGAGACAGCAGGCAACGCCGGCCAGTAAACAATATAAAGAGCTGTTACAGCAATATACGAATATAATTAAGATTCTGATGAGCACCTGCGGAGAAAAAATGGACACAGAGACTTCTCCTTTAAGGGAATGGGCAAATCAAATGACTGAAATGATAACGAGGTGATAGAAAATGGTGATTAATATTAAATTTCATGCGGCAGATAACAGTTTATTGCTTCTGTCAAATAATAATGAGCCGGGAAAAACGACCTGTTTGATTACATTTGAAAATATAACGGCTAATACAGCACAGATTGTGTTTGGAAGTTATACAGGTCCTGTCACGGAAGTTGTAAATGGAAGCATTAGCCTTGATGTATCTGGACAGATTTTTTCATGGCCGTCAGCTAAAACCTGTTATCTGATCGATACTCAAACCCATAGCCCTATTACCTTCCAAGGAGGCGGGACCTACAACGCCAGCGATAATTTAATGGTCCAGGAAAAGGATGGAGTCTATTACTTTGAGAGAGTGCTGGAGGATCTTAGAATCAGTAATATCATTAATCTGATCTATCCGGTCGGTTCTGTTTACACCAGTGTAGATAACCGTAATCCAAGTATCTGGCTTGGAGGAACATGGGTTTCGTTTGGAGCAGGGAGAACTTTAGTCGGCGTGGACACTGGACAGTCAGAGTTCAACAGTGTAGAGAAACCGGGAGGACACAAGGAATTGCAAAGTCATACACATGGGCTGAATAATCACGTACATAGCCTTAATAATCATACACATAGTGTTCCGAATCATGTTCATACGATGCAGGGGGCTGGAAATCATTTTCACTATTTGGGTATTGATAAGAGCGCTGTACAGAAAGGTACAAGTTATAACAAGCCCAACAATTTCGAATCTGGAAGTACCTCTTATAAATCAAATACAACAGGTAACCATACACATACCATGAACTCCTCTGGAAATTGTACAACAGGAGCAAACAACGGGAATACAGGTGGGAACAGTGGAAATACGACATCTTCCGGCGGAGGGAACGCTGGAAATTTACAGCCATATATCACGGTATTCTTTTGGAAAAGGACGAAATGATGCTGATAAAAGAGAAAAGATCATGGACACCAGATAATTCCTCCCTTCTTTTCTACCGGGAGAAGGTCAACTGCGGTGATATTTTAGTAGGCCAGGAATTACATATGGAGTTGGAGAATCTGTATGAGGATTTGTACGATGACCGCTACGATTATGATACAAAAGATGCCAAACTTCGGATGAATTTCATGGAAAACTGTGTTCGTCTTACCAAATCACCTTATTATAACAAGCCAATGGTTCTGATGCTTTGGCAGAAGGCATTTATTGAGACTTGTTATAGTTTTAAAATGGCGAATACTGGACTGGATCGATTTAAAAAGATCATCTTATTGATTGCCAGAAAGAACACAAAGTCAGAGATGTGTTCAGCATTGGGTCTAAGTGAGCTAATCGTTGGGAATGATGGCGCGGATATCGTATGTAGTTCTAATAATGATACAGATGCAAGTATTACATACGATGCAATTAATAAGATGAGGGAGTTGATTGATCCTCATGACCTGGATACCAAGAAAAATCAGCGATTTATTGAGAATAAGCAGAATGGTTCCAAAGTATTTAAACTTTCAGACCGGACAACATCGAAAGAAGGAAGAAACATTGACTTCGCAATTATCGATGAAACACATGAAATGAAAGAAAACACTATAGGAAAGTCAATAGAGCAGTCTCAATCATTAAAGGAAAATCCGAAATTCATTAATATTACTACAGAGGGTTTTGTTCTGGATGGATATTTAGATCAAGAGCTAGACAAGGCCAGAAAAGTTATTCGGGGAGAAGACGATACCATAGCAGGAGAACGTCTTCTCCCCTGGTTATATACGCAAGACTCTGAGGAAGAAGTTTGGCAAAACAGGAATAGCTGGGTAAAAAGCAATCCAACGTTAGGAACGATTAAGAAATGGGAGTACCTCGACGAACAGGTAGATATTGCAAGGATATCTAAATCAGACAGGATCTTTGTTCTATCTAAGGATTTTAATATAAAACAGAACAGCGTAGAGAGCTGGTTGAACCTTGAGGATTATGATTACGAAAATAACTTTGGCATCTCAGAGTTTGAGGGAGCCATTTGCCTTGGGGCTGTGGATTTATCGGAAACCACAGATTTAACCTGTGCAAAAGTTCTTCTTATGCGTCCAGAGGATCAGACAAAGTATATTTACACGAAATATTTTATACCAGAGCGAAAGCTGACAGAATCAGATGATAAAAATGCCGGAGCAAAGTATGCAGAATGGGCCAAACAAGGGCTTATTACCATTTGTGAAGGCAATGATATAGATTTGGCCAAAGTAGCGGACTGGTTTTATGAACTATATAAAAAGTATGATCTGAAATTATGGAAATGCGGATTTGACCAGAGGTTTTCCAAGGCATGGATCCATCAAATGAATAATTATGGATGGACCAAAGAAAATGATGATTTAGTATTAATCTTGCAGAATGCAGAAACCTTGGATAATGCAATGAAATTATTAGAAGCTGACTTTAAAGCGAGATTAGTAAATTACAACAATAATGCGGTAGACCGATGGTGCCTTTCAAATGCCGCTGTCAAAGTAAATGACAGAGGGCAGGGGCTTTGTGTAAAGAAGGAGCCAACAAAACGAATTGATGGGGCAGTCACCAACATCATCTTATATGAGATGTACCGCAGATATCGAACAGACTTTAAGCAGATGCTTAGAAAGGGGTAGGAATGAACTGGATCGATAAGATACTTTCACACAAACCGAAGAAATTCACTTATGCAGGGATGCTGAGTGGAAATACCCCGATCTTTACGAATTTTGGAACAGATATTTTTGCTTCTGATGTGGTGAATCAAGCCATTCAATGCATCGTATCAGAGATGCAGAAATTAAATCCAGTCCATGTGCGTAAAAACGGGAACGATCTTCTCCCAGTGGGGGATGACAGACAAAGGATTCTTGACCAGCCCAATGGATTCATGACAAAGAGTGAACTAATCGAGCGGATGGTGTGGAATCTATTCTATGACTATAATTCTTTTGCAGTCCCCGTGTATGAGGTATGGAAGGACAAGGATGGAAGTGAGAAACGGAGATATCAAGCTATCTACCCGATTCGTCCAACCAATACGACATTTATTGAGGACAGCACCGGGAAGCTGTTTGTAAAATTCTTATTTCCAAACCGCTTTGAAACGACTCTGCCTTATGATGATGTCATACACGTCCGCTACCGGTATTCCAGTAATGACTATATGGGAGGCAATATTTTTGGTCAGCCGGACCACGAGGCATTGTTAAAGACCTTGCAGTTAAATAATTCTTTGTTAGATGGAGTACTGCATGCGATGAAATCATCGTTCGCTGTCAATGGAATTGTGAAATACAATACGATGATGGATGACGGGACCATCGAACAAAACATGAAGAAATTTGAGAATCAGCTAAAAAAGTCAGAGAATGGATTTTTAGGACTGGATATCAAAAATGAGTTCACTCCATTGAAGAAGGAAGTTAAATTGGTGGACAATGACACCTTGAAATTCATTGATGAAAAGATTTTAAGGACATTTGGAGTACCGCTTTCTATTCTCAGTGGAGATTATACACCATCTCAGTTGTCTGCTTTCTACCAAAAGACGTTGGAGCCTCTAATCGTGAAGTTTTCGGAGGCTTTTACCAGGGTTTTATTTACCGGGAAAGAGCGTGGGCACGGAAATGAGATTCAGTTCTATCCAAAAGACCTGATTTTTATGAGTGTGGACCAGACATTGGAGATGGTAAGGCTCTTAGGAGACAGTGGTTCCCTATATGAGAATGAGAAACGTGTGGCGTTTGGTCTCCAGCCACTAAAGGAGCTTGACGGGGTACGGATGCAATCCCTTAATTATGTCAGCGTGGAGATCGCAGACCAATATCAGATGAAGCAGGAAGGAACAGGAGGGGAAGAAGATGAAGAACAGCCAGTATGAGCAGAGAAGTTATACATTTGAGATGCGGGCAGAGGAGAATGAAGAGAGAATGGGTGTCATTACCGGACGGCCCATTATTTATAACTCCATGACTGACCTGGGATGTTTCCAGGAAATCATCGAACCGGATGCCCTAAAAGAGACAAACTTAGAGGATGTTCGGTTTTTAGTAAATCATGACACCAATATGGTGCCACTTGCCAGGAGTAGGAGGAATAACCGAAACTCTACGATGCAGTTAATGCCGGATAAAGAAGGTCTTTTTATCCGAGTGAACTTAGATATAGAAGAGAACACCGAAGCAAGGAATTTATATTCAGCGATCAAACGTGGGGACATTTCCGGGATGTCCTTCATGTTTTCGATACAATCGGAGGAATGGGAAGGCTTAGAGTCTGACTATCCAACGAGACATATCACGGGGATTGATCGGGTGGCAGAAGTATCTGCTGTCACATTTCCCGCATATGAGGCAACAACGATCAGTGCACGCTGTAAGGGTGCGTTGGAGAACGCACGGTCAGCATTGGATAATGCAAGGAGTGGCGGTCAAACATTGGATAATGTGAGCAGGGATCTTGAGGTCGAACAATTGAAGGCAAAGTATTTATATGGAATTTAGGAGGAAAACAGAATGGATTTTCGCAGTTATTTAAACAACTTAATCAGAAGCAAGGAAGAACAGAAAGAAGATTTAAAAAGACAGATCAAGCAGGCAGAGACAGCAGATGAGGTAAGAGCTCTTGGAGAGACACTGGATGCTGTTTTAAAGGAACTGACAGAGGCCAAAGAACAGCTTGCTAAGGCAGAGGATGAAAAGAAGCCAGCAGAGCCGGGGGACGGAGCGAAGGAGCCGGCACCAGAAGAAGACCCACAGCGTTCTTATCAGAGTGTTAGGACTCAGGTCCGCGGCGGAGAAATCATAGGGGCTTACTCTATGGGCGGACAGGAAAAGAAGAGCGCAGGACGTTATGACACAGAGGAATACCGTAAAGCCTTTATGGAGTTTGCATGCCGCAACGTTCCAATGCCGGAAGAGTACCGGGCGGATGCCGTGACCACTACAGGAGATGCCGGGGCAGTAATTCCGACAACAATCTTAAATGAGATCATCAGCGAGCTGAAATCTTATGGAAACCTGTACGCAAAAGTAAGAAAGTTAAATATCCAGGGAGGCGTCAAGATCCCAATCCTTTCTTTAAAACCAGAAGCTAAGTGGATTGGCGAGACTGCACCGAGTGAGGATCAGAAGATCGCGGCAAACGATTCCATCTCCTTTAGCTATTTTGGACTGGAATGCAAGATTGCTCAGACTCTTCTGGCCAACGTGGTGACATTGTCCATGTTCCAGGAATTGTTTGTATCCTTGGCTGTGGAAGCAATGGCTAAAGCTCTTGATGTGGCAATCATGAACGGAAATGGAACTAGCCAGCCATTAGGAATCTTAAAAGACAGCCGTATCCCGACAGAGAATGTCATTGAGCTTACAGATGCTGAGATTGCCAAATGGGATGTTTGGAAGAAGAAGGTATTCGGAAAGATGAAAAAGTCTTATCGTGATGGGGAATTTATTATGGCCCAGTCTACGTTTGACGGATACATTGATGGAATGGTAGACAGTGTTGGCCAGCCGATCGGAAGGGTGAACTATGGCATCGACGGGGCAGAGACTTACCGTTTTGCAGGAAAGAACATCGAGACCGTTGAGGATGATATCTTGAAGCCATATGACACTGCGGCGGCAGGAGACGTTATTGCAGTCTTCATTAAACTTTCAAACTATGCAGTCAACTCCAATATGGAGATGCAGACGGTAAAATGGGTTGACCATGATACTAACGAGATCAAGAATAAATGTATCCTGATCGCAGATGGAAAACTGGTAGATCCAAATGGCGTGCTGATTATTAAGAAGAAAGGGTGAGGCAGATGATAACTGACGCATTAAAAGAACTGATTGTAAAGATGGGAGGAGCGGCTTCCGTGGATGAGATCAAAGCAGAGAGCATAGAAGAATGCATCGAGCTGGTCACGGAGGCATACCAGCCTCCAACCTCCGGCGGGAACCAGTCGGCATCCTAGAAAGGAGGGAGGCTATGGCAGTGATAGAACAAGAGCCGATGCTTACGAAGGTGAGAGCAAGTCTTGGAATCACCGGGAGCTTCCACGATGAGACATTAAAGATTTATCTCTATGAGGTCTTATGCTTTTTAGAGGATGCAGGGGTCTCTGAGACCATCTTGCAGGAAGATGAAATCATCGGTCTGGTGAGTCGAGGAGTAGCAGATCTTTGGAACTATGGGAATGGCGGGACCCGTCTCAGTGATTATTTCATGATGCGGGCCAGCCAGCTTGCATTAAAAAGTCAGGGAGGTGAGTAGTTATGGCAACCTATGGATTTGACGAAAACAAAAATAAAATTGAAGTGCCTCCTAAAACGGAAACAGGGATGTTATCAAGTTTGAGGACAACAGATAAATCAAGTCTTGTGGCCGCAGTAAACGAGTGTTTTCAAAATGCCAGTGACGGGAAAAGCAAGCTTGCGGCCGCCATTGGCAACGGAGCCACAGCAAGCATGACATGGGATCAGATAAAATCCAAGGTATTAAAACAGAAAACAGGAACAATAGGATATACACAAACGGGGAGTCCTTCAGCTGGATTTGGTGTTACTACAAGTCAAATTGTAACAGGGTTTTCTAGTATTGTTGTAGCATTAATTAAAATAGATGGAAAAGATGCTTATGATGATTCGGCAACCAATATAACGTATGATTATAAACCTGGATTTAATTCAAATTATAAAAATAGTTTTAATATATCAGGAGGAAATCTGACATTTAATGTGAAAAACGATTTTTCCATGTATGTTAATAAGGTTTCCTATTATATTGTAGGATATTAGGAGAGTATAAATGTATACTATAAACAACAATTTTAATGTAGCTTTGTATTATTTTCCTGTTTTAAGGAGCAAACGAGTAAATGGAGTAATAACCAAAGAATATGGTGACAAGCGTTTATTCTACGGGAGCTTTAAAACCTATGGCGGAACTGACGTACAAAAGAATGGAGTCTATGCCGTAGAAGATACGGCGAGCATAGAGACATGGTATGATCCAATGTTTGACTCCGGCGGGCGAGTTGCTTTGGCATATGCAGAAAACAAGGTCTATGAGATCCTTGGAGAGCCGGAAGATATCGAACAGCGGCATCAGTATTCAGTCTTTAAAGTCCGAAGGATCAAGGGAGGTCCATAGAAAGAAGGTGAGTGTATGGCGAAAATGGGAATAGAGTTTGACGGATTTGACGATGTGATAAACAGGCTAAAGAAAATGGAAGGAGACACAAAAAAGGTTTCTGAGAAAGCGTTAGCCAAAACATTTGAGCTGGTGACTCCAAAAATCCAAAGTGCCATGGCACCGCATAATGACAGTGGCACTACTGCGGAGAGTATTGTAACATCACCGCATATAGAGTGGGCAGGTTCCGTAGGAAGTGTCGATATTGGTTTCGATATTCCTAATGGAGGCCTGCCTTCTGTATTTCTGATGTATGGAACACCGAGCCACGCTCCAAAGAACCAATATGGGGGTCCAAAACGGGCAGGGGCAAAAAATCATCCAGGTATAAAGGCAGATAAAAATTTATACAATGCGGTGTATGGAAACAAAACAAATCAACTGGTCCACGATACAGTGGAAGAAATTTTTTATAACGAGATAAGGAGGTTGGGGATTTGAGGGAGAAGCTAATAGAGACATTAGAAAGCCTTGGATATGATGTTTATCTGCAAGGATCTCTGACAGAAGGAGAGGATTACCCAGCCTCGTTCTTTACCTTCTGGCAGTTCCAAGGAGATGAGAACCATTACGATAATGATGCGGTTTCGTGCGATCTTGGATATTGGGTCTACTTTTATTCTACGGACCCAGCTTTGACAGAGACAATACCCAGACAGGCAAGAAAGAAATTAAAGGAACAGGGATTTATCCCAGGTCACGCCCCGTTTGACCTGCGCTGTGATGAACCATCACATACGGGGAAAGTAATGACGGTATATTTTATTGAAAATTATAAGGAGGAACAAAAATGAGTGAAGTATTTAAATTTCGTGGTGTAGAGGGATTGGTTTTTGCAAAAGTCACGACAGATAACAATGAGGCAGAGGGCGGAGGATATGTGACCGGCCCTGTGAAACCATTATCTCCTGTTGGAGAGATTGGAAAATCCACAGAATCAGACAGCGCAACAGATTATTATGACAACCAGCCAATGATCGTAACCAATTCCACAGGAAGTGACGAAGTAACACTGCGGGTAGCACCGCCAGCTTTGGATGTTTATGCGGAGATTACTGGCCAGTATTATGACGAAGCAACAGGAGCCATGGTCGAAGGGGAAAGAGACAATGACTATTTTGCCATTGGCTACATCACAAAGGGAACAGATGGAAAGAAACGCTATGTATGGCGCTATAAAGGAACCTTTGCGATCCCAGAAGAGACCTCAGCAACGGAAGACGATTCCACAGATTCTAATGATTTGGAATTAACCTTTACTGGAATCAATACAACTCACAAATTTACGAAGACAGGAAGGACTGCAAAGGCCCTGGTGGTAGATGAGAGAATGGATAAAGTAGATTTCTCAACATTCTTTGACCAGGTGACTACGATTGACACACTGACAAAAAAAGCCTAGCTCCTGTAGCAACACCGACGGCATCCCCGGATGAGAAGAACTTTACCGGGGACAGCGTCGATGTTACGTTAAACTGTCAGACGGCAGGAGCGCAGATTTATTACACGACAGATGGAAGTAACCCGACTACCACTAGCACAGAGTATACAGCGCCGATTGCGGTTACAGCGACGACGACCATTAAAGCCTTTGCAGTGAAAAAGGGAATGACAGACAGCGCTGTGTTGGAAGTGACTTATACAAAGACTACATAGAAAGGATTAGAGGATGAAGTTAAATATCAGAGATGAAAAAGGAACCGTTATCAAAACCTATGAAGCAGAAGATGTCAGAATCCCTTATAAGATTATCCGTCGGTTTGTAAAAATCATTGACTTGGATAAGATCCAGGGAGGGGATGAGATGGGAATCGCAGGGATGGTCCTTCAATGTATTGAACCATTTGAGGACCTGGTAAAGAGCATTTTTCCAGAACTTACAGACGATGAACTAGACCAGGTGGATATCATGGACTTTGTCCCACTGTTCAAAGAACTCCTCCAGTTTGTGGTGGATAAAGTGAACAGCCTTCCGAAAGAAAAAAACTAGAGGAGGGCGGCGGGGAACCGCCGTCCTTAACTATGCTGTTTTTTAATATCAATTACTATCTATGTAAGCAGTATCCGGCCTTTACGCCATTCATGGTTGACGATGCGCCGGCGGAGGATGTGTTCACGCTGTATATTGACACGAAGAAGGTGGACGACGAGATGAACGATTATGAAGAAGAACCAGAGAAGGTAAAGAGAGTCTATGCATCGGATAACGAAGGCTGGTGGTAAAGAAAGGATGAGGATATGGCACAGAATGAACCAATCACGACAAAATTTAAAGTAGATATCTCCGATTTAAAAAAGGGGATCAGTGAAGCAAACCAGTCCATCAAACTGGCCAATGCCCAATTTAAAGCGGCATCGGCCGGGATGGAGGACTGGCAAAAGACTACGGAAGGAGTGGAAGCAAAGCTTTCACAGTTAAACAGTGTTCTGGGAGCCCAAAAGAGCAAGCTTGCTAACTATCAAAAACAGTTGCAACAGCTTGAGCAGGCTCAGCAGGAAAATGGAAAGCGCGCCGAAGAGTTAAAGGCCAAATACCAGGAGGAAGTTCGGCAGTTTGGAGAGAACAGCAAGAAGGCTCAGGAATTAAAAACGGCTCTGAATGGGGTAGAGAAGGAACAGTTGGCCAATGGAAAAGCGGCAGACCGGATGCGGGTGACGATGTTAAATCAGCAGGCGGCTGTTAGCAAAACACAAAGAGAAATTGGAAACTATGATAACGTTCTTGCCAAATTAAAATCAGGGCTGGGTGGTGTTGATAAATTCAATAAGAAAGCTAAAAAGTCTACAAGTGACTTGGGAGCAGGACTAACAGTTGTATTAGGAGCATTTTCTAAAGTTTTAAGTGAAGGGATTACCGCTGTAATTGATGGACTAAAAGAATTTGCTTTAGAAGGAGAGGATGCACTGGACAAATTCCAAGCCTCTACCGGAACATCTGCACAGGCAATGGGGCAGTTCCGAAAAGAAATCTTAGATTTGTATAAAGGAAATTATGGGGATTCTATTGCGGATGTTGCCGATGCTATGGCAGAAGTAAAGCAACAGACCAATGAGACTGATCCAAGCAAGATCAAAGACCTGACACAAAATGCGATTGCCCTTAGAGATACTTTTGGCTTCGATATCCAGGAATCTATGCGTGCTGTTAATATGCTCACACAGCAGTTCGGGATTACAGGGGAGCAAGCTTTTAATTTGATTGCGCAGGGAGCGCAAAAAGGCCTTAACAAAAATGGCGATCTATTAGACAGTATCAATGAGTATGGCGTGCATTACAAACAGATGGGTGTAAGTGCAGAAGGATTTTTTAACAGCTTGGAAAATGGTACAAAGGCAGGAACCTTTTCAGTCGATAAACTTGGGGACGCGTACAAAGAATTTGGAATCCGTGTAAAAGACACGGCAAATACAACTACAGAGGCTTACCAGCTGTTGGGGCTGGATGCCGACGAGATGCGTAAGAAATTTGCCAAAGGTGGGAAGTCTGCCGCAGATGCAACGAAGCAAGTTCTTAAAAAGCTGATGTCTATGGATGATAAGGTGAAACAGAACCAAGCGGGCGTAGATCTATTCGGCACTATGTGGGAGGATCTTGGAATAAAGGGCGTAAAGGCCCTTACGAATGTAAATGGTACAGCTAATAAATCCGCAACGACTTTAAAAGACTTAGACAAAGTCCGCTATGACAACGCCAAGTCACAGTTGGAAATGATTGGACGGAGTTTAAAAGTAGATGTATTGGAGCCAATTGTTTCGGCAGTCGTTCCGGCCTTAGTGAAATTTGGTCAGTGGTTTCAGGCTAATACTCCTGCTATTATTGCTAGTTTAGCCGCAATTGGAACCGGATTACTAGTATTTAATATTTCCTCCGTAATTGCTACAGCTACATCTGCTGTGGAGACGTTAACTGTCGCATTAGGATTGTTACGTCTTGCTATAATAGATAATCCAATAGGTCTATTGGCAGGAATTGTAGCTGGAGCGGTTGTAGGATTAACAACATTTGCCATCGCTAATAGAAAAGCTGAGCAAGCTCAGGACAAAAACTATGTAGCGACTGAAAAACTAATTGAAAGTCAAAAAGCACTGAATGATACTCTTAAAGACTCAAAAAAAGTGAGAGAAGAGAATACTAACAGTGCGAAGACAGAAGGTAAAGAAGCTGATTTCTTATTCAGAAAACTACAAGAACTGATGGGAGTTGAAGAAAAATCCGTCTCCCAAAAAGAACAGATTAAAAATATTGTAGACCAGCTGAATGAAGCGATCCCTGACCTTGGACTTGCTTATGATGCAGAAAAAGATAAGTTAAATAAAAGCACCGAAGCCATCCGGGAAAATATAAAAGCCCAGAAAGATTTACTCCTGGCGAAAGCGGCTCAGAAGAATCAGGCGAAGATCGCCGAAGATATTGCGAACATCGAGATGCAACAGGGAGAACTGATTAAGCAGAACACAAAGAATCAGGATGCCTATACAATTGCTCATGAAAAAACCGAAGCCGCGAAAGAAAAGTGGATGAAGACCGGCGGACAGATGTATACAAAGGAATGGTCTAATTACCAGCGTCTTCTTACGAAAGAGGGAGAAAAAAAGGTTGCCTATGATAAGACCAATGAGCAGGTAAAAAAGAATCAGAAAGAACTTAAAAAATTAAACGATGAGTACGATAAAGTTGGAGACTACGCACAGCAAAAAATAAACACTGCCAAAATTGAACAGGGATTAGCAGATATTACAGAGAAATGTAAGAAAAAAGGCATAGAAATACCCAAAGCGGTGAGTGAAGGTATCAAATCTGGCATGTATGCTGTTCCAAAGAGTGTTAAAGAAATGCAGAGATTGATCGCATTTAATAACAGCAGTGTGGTACAAAAGGCACTCAAGATGGGAATTGATATTCCCCAAAATGTATCTGACGGTATTATGAGTGGAAAAATGAAGCCGGCGGAAGCTGTAAGGATTATGAATACACTAATTGCATTCAATAGTTCAGAAGTAATGCAAAAAGCGAAAGATATGGGAATCCAGATTCCAAAATCTGTGGCAGACGGAATAAACAGCGGAAAAATGAGTGCTAAAGAAGCTACAGATGCTATGCAGAAGGCCATTGACTTTAAAATTGCCGCTCAAAAAGCTGGAATTGAGGGAAAGAATATCCCTCAAAAATACTATGAAGGCATTATAAGCGGAAAGATGAAGACAAAACAGGCAATAGATCAAATTCAAAAAAGTGCAACCGAAAAAATGCCGGAGTTTACAAAACAATTTGGATTATTCGGGTCAAAACAAGGCGAAGAGTTCAGCATAAAACTTGGGAACACTAAAGGAAAAGCTGAGAAACAATCTAAAGGTGTTGGAAACAGTAGTGTAAAGGGATTAAAGACAGGCTCCAAAGGCTCTGGAAAAGCAGGCTCCAAAGCAGGATCTGATTTCTCTATTTCTTTGTTAAATCAAAATGGGACTGTAAACAGAAATGCTATTTTGCTAGGTAATGCTGGTGTTAGCGGTGCTAAGGATGGAAGCAAAGGAATGGGTAAAACCGGAGTTGGTGCGGCAATCCAGTTTGGAAAAGGAATAGCAAGCAAAGAACGAGATACTAGTAGAAAAGCAAAAGGAATGGCCAACGAGGGTAAAAAAGGTGCAGAGAGTGTAAAAACCACACAATCTGGAGAGTTCTTTGGCGCTGGGTTTATTGGAGGGATAGGAAATAAGTTTGGAGGTGCTTTTGATAAGGCCTTTCAATTGGCTAAAAAAGCTCTGTCAGGATTAAAAGCCGGGCAAAAGGAGGGATCTCCTTCCAAACTTACTAGACAGTCTGGAGAGTTTTTTACTCAGGGGTTTGTAAACGGGATCAATTATTTAGCAAAAGAAGCTGTGAAGGCGGCAAAAAATGTTGCTGTCGAATCCTTGGAGAGTCTAAACACGGAATTAGATGAACATTCCGCATCTAAAAAGACAAAGAAGAGCGGAAAGTATTTTACCCAGGGCTTTGTCAAAGGTATTTTAAGTACCAAGGAACAGAAAGCTTTAAAGAAAGCTCCTTCTACAGTGGCTAATTCTGTCTTGTCCGGCCTTACAAAAAGTATGACGGGTGCAGAGATATCACTAGCCGATCTGATGAAACGTGTGATTGGAAATGTTGCGGCTACGGCCAAGCAGGTAGCCAACGGGAAATTTACAGATGCAGGAAATGCGGCGGCAGAGTCCTTTTCCAACGCAATCCAGGAGAAATTAAAGTTTTGCCAGGATAAGGTTTCCTATCAATATGAGCAGGAACTCAATAAGTTTGATTCCAAGATCACCAAGCTGGAAAAAGATAAAAAGAATGATGTGGATGCGGCGAAGAAAAAAAGAGACAAGGCCCTGAAAAAACTAAAAAATTCCAAAAAGTACAAAAATGCATCAAAGAAAAACAAAAAAAAGATGGTTGAGTCTCTAAATAATAAATATGCGCCGGGAATCAAGGATATTGAAAAGTATTATGATGATGCGATTAAAGCGGTAAAGAACAAACAGGATGCCTATCAGAAAGCAACAGAGAAATCTTTATCTGAGTTCAACGATGCAATGAGTAAGTTCGGCAGTGAAGCGGAAAAGATGGTGTCTGATACGATCAACGGCATCACAGAGACTTACCAGGCACGCTGGGATAATCTAACCAATCTCCAGGACACAATGATATCGAAGCTCCAAGGCTTTGGGGAATTGTTCACGGTCTCAGGAGCAGGGGTAATGAATGTCAATGATATCAAACAACAGACCGAGGATATTAAAGCTTATATGGACCGCTTAAATGCAGTAAAAGGCAAGGTATCCGAGGATTTATTCAACCAGATTGCTACCTATGACGTAGATCAGGGGAAAGCTTTTATGGACCAGCTTCTTTCCATGAGTGATGCGGAACTAAAAGCTTATAATGACGCTTATACGGAGAAGATGAATGTTTCCGAACAGCTTTCAAAGAATTTATATAAGAGTGATTTTGACAAAGTGTCTAAGGAATATGGAGCGGCCATCAATAATGCATTTAAAGGTCTGGGAAGCCAGTTGGAAGCGTTGGGCAAACAATGTATGAGTGGCTTTGTAAACGGTCTGAAATCAGACACCAGCTATTTAAGTAAAGCAGTACAAGACGTGGCCAACAGTATTATTAAATCGTTTAAAAGCAGTCTAAAGATCCATAGCCCATCCAAGGTCTTTGCAGAACTTGGAGGTTTTAGTGCCGAAGGGTACGGGGAAGGGTTCAAAGAACAGATGGATTCTCTACGGCGTTCTCTTGCGGCCAGCGTTCCAATGGATGCGATTGCAAAGGCCAGCGGAAGGATCAGCTATGGTGGAAATAAGACTACGAATCAAAATGTAAATCAGGTGTTTAACCAGTACAATACGAGTCCGAAAGCATTAAGTCGTTTGGAAATCTATCGGCAGACTAAAAATGCCTTGGCGTTTAGTAAGGGGGTGTAGAAGATGCTCCAATTAATTGCAGAAAACCAGAACGGTGACCGTCTGGACTTGACCGGGAATCATGTCTATCGGACGACTGTCACTGGTCTAAATCCACCCAATGCGACCATCAACACGTCCACAGTGGGATTATCTGATGGGAGTATCTTTAACAGCTCACGTGTAGAGAATCGAAACATTGTCTTAACCATCAAAATTGTGAATGACGTAGAGGCCTCAAGGATTAGTCTGTATCGAATTTTTACTGTCAAGCAACCAATACGCCTGTATGTAAAGAACGATGCAAGAGATGTGTTCATCGATGGCCGGGTAGAGAATTTTGAGTTAAACCACCATGAGAATCCGCAGTCGGCCCAGATCAGTATCCTATGTCCAACCCCATACTTTCAAGGTATGGGGGAGGATGTGATTGAATCCAGTGTCACAGAGTCTCTCTTTGAGTTTCCTTTTTCTATCGAAGAAGAAGGAATCCCTTTAGGAGAGATCAAAGCTTTGGACTTTATTACGATGCTCAACGAAGGAGATGTGGCCAATGGTATGACTGTGGAGTTTGTGGCCAGAGGAGAAGTCGTAAATCCGAGGATTTATTCGGTCAAGACCCATGGAAAGATTGGACTTCAAAAGATCATGAACGAAGGAGAGAGTATTGTGGTCACAACGGTGAACATGAAGAAATCTGTCTACTTAATGAGTAATGCAGAAAAAATCAATTTCATCAAGTATCTGGACCGGAACCCGGAATGGTTTCAGCTTTCCCAAGGAGAGAACTACTTTACTCTGGATGCAGACCAGGGAATAGAGAACCTTAATATTCGATTCAAACACCGAAATGAATACGAGGGGGTGTAACATGGATTTGTATGTGATGAACCAGTCATTTGAAACTATCGGGATTATCGACAGTGCCAGCTCTGTCATTTGGAACCAGAGGTTTTTTGACTGTGGGGATTTTGAAATCTATCTCCGGGCAGACAAAGAAATGGTAGGTCTCTTAAAAGAGAATCATTATATCTACCGTTTGGACCATGAGATGGTGGGGATTATCGAAAATAAGACCATTACCACCAGCGCCGAGGAAGGGAACTATTATACGATCACTGGGAGATTCTTAGAATCCATTCTGTCCCGGAGGATTGCCTGGAACCAGACAACTATCAGTGGAAATGCAGAGGAATGTATACGCCAGCTGATTACGGATAATGTTATTTCCCCGGCGGACCCAAAGAGAAAGATTGAGAACTTTCTTTTAGATGAAAAGGTAGGCTTTACAGAAACCATAAAAGATTTTGATCTTCAATCTAATGGAGAGAATCTTTTAGAGACGATTACAGCCATCTGTAAGACTTACAAGATCGGTTATAAAGTCACGTTGACGCCAGAAAATCAGTTTCTGTTTTCTTTATACCGTGGGGAGGATCGGAGTTATGGGCAGAACGTGAACAACTATGTAGTCTTTAGCCCGGAATTTGATAATCTGATTTCCAGCGAATATACCTATAACCGAGATGAGTATCGTAATGCGGCTATTGTGGTTGGAGAAGGAGAAGGAACAAGCCAGAAGCGAGTCAGTATCGGAGAAACTTCTGGCCTTCTTAGATATGAGGCAAGGATTGATGGGAGTGGAGTCAGCAGTAACGGGGAGATCATTACAGCTCAGACTTATGAGAAGATGCTCATAGAATATGGGAAAGAACAGCTGGGGACGTATAAGATCATGGAAGGTATCAGTGGAGAGGTGGAGAACAATTCCACCTATCAGGCGGACAAAGACTATTTCCTTGGGGATATCGTCAGTGTAGAAAATGAATACGGCATTGGGGCAGATACCAGGGTGATTGAGATATTAGAAAATGAGGACGAGAGCGGTTACAAGATCGTTCCGACCTTTGATACATGGGAGGTTAGGGAATGAGTTTAGAATATGGATTCTTCAACAGTGTCGGCGGTGATCGGAAATATAACGCCGATGACATGAGCAGTTATTATCAGGGATTAATCAGTGATGGGGTAGTAAACCATTACCAAGACAGTATGCAGGTCATTTCAGGGGAAGGCATGAATGTGATCGTGAGCAAAGGTCGGGCTTACATAGGAGGTAAATATGCAGAGGTGACAGCACCAGAGACTTTGGCCATCGAACAGTCCAGCACGACCTTAAATCGAATCGATGCGGTTGTGCTAAGAAAGGACATGGAGGCACGAGAGATCACTGTGTCCATTAAGAAGGGAGTTGAAGCACAGACACCATCAGCGCCAGTTATGGAGAGAACCAGTACCATGACAGAGTTTTGTCTGGCATATGTGGCAGTAAACAGGCTGATGGAGGCTGTTACTCAAGCAGAGATTACGGATACAAGGGCAGACAGTCGACTGTGTGGCTGGGTGACAGGATTGATTGACTTTCTGGACACCAGTCAGCTGTATGACCAGTGGAGCACTGCTTATAACAAGTTTTATGCAGACAGTACCAAGGAATACACTGACTGGAGTACCCAAAAGAAGGAAGCCTTTGATGAATGGTTCAACTCATTAGTAACAGAACTTGGGGTAACGACAGTAAATGAAGATCATCAGGCGGAAGTATCAGTCACAACAGAGACAACCAATCTGGATATACCAGCAGAAGCATCCTATACTGATGGAGATATCCTTCAAGTATTTAAGAATGGGATGCTCCTTACCAAGGGACGGGACTATACGATTAGCGGAAATACAGTGGCTTTTCAAAGTGCGGTGCCAGTAGGAAACACGATTATGTTTTATGTCATAAAATCTGTGATAAAAAGGGTGTAATCTATTGATTTTTCATTTGCTTTGCTATATATTGTAAATAGATAAAGGTAGGAGGAATGGGAAATGGGTGCGAAAAAGAGAGTCATTGCCGGGGACTATGAAGGGTTTGTGGTAGCAAAATTAGCAAGTGGAATAAAGCTTGTAAAATTTCAAGGAATAAAAACAGTTGATGAAATAGAGGTCAACAACGAAACGGTAGAACAATACGAAGTAATTACCGATGAACAGAGAAAAAGTGCGGCAAGTGGAATTGCCAGAGGCGCCATTGGAGCAACCTTGCTAGGGCCGGTAGGAGTTTTAGCAGGATTGTCTGCTAAAAACAAGGGCGTGTATACGATTGCCATAAAGTTTAAGGATGGAAAGAATAGTCTGCTTGAAGTCGACGATAAAATCTATAAGCAGTTAGTTAAGAATTTGTTTTAATATAGTTATGGAAAAGAGCACCTGGATAACCTAGGTGCTCTTTTTATGTGTATTATTAATAAATTCTAGATATTCAGATACTTTATAAAGTTGACTGTTGGTTAATTCTCCAAGTTGTAAAACAACCTTTAAAAAAAGTTCATAATTAGCATTATTAGATAATCTATTTTTTGTAGAAACACGTTCATTATCATCAATACCAATCAAATAATCAATAGATACATTAAATTCATTGGCCATTTTAACTATAACTTCTAATTTAGGCTCTTGTGTTCCTTTTAAATATCGTGAAAGAGAAGTTGGAGTTAAATTTATCCTTTTAGCTAATTCAAATTGTGTCATATGTTCCTTTTCTAATAATTCTTTTATTCTATAGTTGTATGACACTGTATCACCTCGCTCTTTTACAAAAAATTATAGTTTAATATATTATATTGTACTTTACTTTGAAATTCAAGAGTAAACACAAAAGTGTACAAAAACACAATAGAGTATAATATGTTCTTTTAAAATAAAAATTATTTCCAAAAAGTGCTATAAATCTTTCACAGAGTACAATACAAAAAACATAGTGAAGTTAAAGTAATTATATTGTACTATAATATAATGATATTAAAAAATATTTACATATAATTTGATAAAAACGTTGACATGTAACTATGGCAAAAGTATAATAATAAACAAGGAGGTGAAGAAAGTGGGAAAATGGATTACTGTAGAAGTACCGGAAGAGGTGCATACCAAAGTTAGAATAAAGACCTTTCAAGAGAATAAAACAGTAAAAAACTACGTTTTGCAATTAATTTTAAAAGATTTACACACAAAAAAAGAGTAAACACCTCAACCACCACAGAAGCGTGTTTACTCTAAAACGAGAAATAAACCAAAAATGATTTATTTTTGTAAACTATTTTGTTTACATATTATACATTTTAGTTTATTTCCATCAAAAAATCAATGTAAATTGTTGGAGGTAAGTGAAGTGCAAAAAGAATTAACAGTATTTGAACAGAATGGACAGTTATTAACGGATAGTAGAGAAGTAGCAGTGATGGTTGAGAAAAACCACAAAGAATTACTGAGAAATATTCGCTCTTATGAAAAGCACCTTGCTGAGCGCAATTTTGCGCCCAGTGATTTTTTCATTAAATCTGAGTATCAGGATAGTACAGGAAGAACACTTCCGTGTTATCTCTGTACAAAAAAAGGCTGTGATATGATTGCAAATAAAATGACCGGAAAGAAAGGCGTTATTTTTACAGCAAAGTACATAGATGCCTTTGAAAAGATGAAAGAGTTTATTGAAAAAGGTGAGCAGTATAATCACCAGATTTCATTTAAGGAGCAGGTGGAGTGTATGGAAGTAGTGGCAGATATGCTGAAAGTAAACGATGCCAGCAAGATTCTGATGTTGGAGGGATTGTATAAAAGCTATTCGCTTCCAACAGAGTTCCTTCCTAAGTACGAGCACAACGGTAGCAGGGAACTTAGATCTGCAACAGAGCTATTAAAGCGGTATGACTTAGGAATGTCAGCGGCCAAATTTAATTCCTCTATGATAGATGCAGGATTCTTAGAAATTAAGACAAGGAAATCTATAAAAGACAAGAATAAAGAAAGGCAGTTCAAGTCTCTGACCAGCAAAGGGTTGCAGTATGGTGAGAATGCAGTCAGTCCGCATAATCAGAGAGAGGTACAACCACTTTATTATGCCGATTCCTTTGAGGAACTGTTTCAGCTTGCTGTATACGGGGAGGTGGCCTAAATGACAGACGAAGAATTTTATGAGAAACTAACCCCCTATTTAGAGAAGCTAAAGGACATGAGTGTCAATGAGTTAGCAAGCTACAAGGAAAAATTAATTCAAAAGTCGGCTGAGAATAAGATAGTACAAAACTTCTTGTATAGTCTATTTTGCATTTTGTAGGCTTCAATGGTTGGGAAGAAGCTCTAAAGACCTTGTAAAATGGCTGTTTTAGAGGTAAACTAGATTTAGGAAATGGCGTAATTGCGTTGGATAAACAGTAACATGAGATGTTTTGAAATTTGACGGACTAAAAGAATTTGCTTTAGGATAAACAGTAACATGAGATGTATAAAAAAAGGCTGGGAGAGATCCCGGTCTTTTAAAATTTATTCATAAAAACTATTGACATACGGTGCACCGTATGGTAATATATAATCAGAAAGGAGGTAAGAGATGGCTAAGAAACAAAAGAAAAGTCCCGTCGACTGGATTGCAGTTGCGGTGCAATTCCTGACAGGACTTTTAACTGGGATTATCTTGTTGATAATCGACAAATTAACTTAATAGAGTAAGGGCGAAAGCCCTTCTCTATTTAAAATATAACACAAAGAGCCATCTTAGTAAAGAATGAAGATATTTATTATAATTATTGCCATAACAGTCGGTTTTATAGCAAAAAAGATCTATGAAGACTGGAGGGATCGTCGTGGATAAAAAGGTTCGTCCGCAAGACAGGTGGAATGAAAAGGCAGGGCTTATAAGCAAGTCATATAAGCTAAAAAAAGAGGTTGTGGAAGAATTTAAAGTAGCATGCGATAAGGCTGGTGTTAGTCAAGCGTCACAAATAACCAAAATGATGCAGGAGTTTATCAACTCAGTTAATTAGTAAAAAGATGTTGAGCTATTCTGATTGGTTTCTTTTTTTGATAGAGATCCAAAGATGTATTTCGAAAAAGATTCTTCAAGATTATATAACTATGGAATATTATTATAAAAAATAGTATACTATTAATACGGAACAAGGACGAACTTATGTTCTGGAGGCGGTTGTAAGATGGTAATTATTGAAACTTTTTTATATCTCAATTAAGGAGGGAGCGTTATGTATAGTGCATTAGATATAGCCGAATACATTGTAAATAGGTGCGCCCTAGGAGAAGATCCTATTTCTAATTTACAACTACAAAAAATATTATATTATATCCAATTAAATTTTTTAAAAAGATTTAATAGGTGTGCTTTTAACGATAAAATTGAAGCATGGAGACATGGACCTGTAGTAAAAGATGTATATAAAAGGTATAATATTTTTGGAAGACATTGCATTATTCCATTTGTAGCTAATGACAATAGTTCCAAGTTTAAAAGTCAAGATAAAGAATTTATTGATCAAGTCATAGATGTATGTACAAGATTAGAACCATGGGAATTGGTTGATAGATCCCATACTAAAGGAGGACCATGGGATCAGACTTTTGATGGAACATTTGATAAAGAAATACCTGTGGAAGTGATGAGAGAATATGTCCAAAAGTAAAGACAAAAATATTTTTATTGATGGTGAGATTAATACTAAAACAAAGACTTCTAATAATAAACATATTAGATCAAAGGATGTTTATAGAGAAATAGCACAAATTGTTGTTGAACTAGGTGATAGTGCAGAAGTTAAAAATTCTAGATTAGAGGCAATATATAAACGATTGAATCAAATATATTCAGATGGAAATAGACATTCATATTCTATAATTTCTGCATCTATCAAAGAGAAAGCTAGAGTTGAAGGAAATGTATTTTTGGATAAATTAGAAGAAAATACAGAAACTTTTTATCAAGTAGTAGAGAAGAACAGCATTAAAAATCCTCGTAATTTAATGTCCTTTAATAAATTATATGATCATATTAAGCTAGAATGCAATCGAATGAGCTATATAAGTGAAGTTAAGGATGAATTAGCAAAGCAACAAAAAGAGTTAGCAGATCAACAAAAAATAGTTGGGGAAGATGTAAAACAAGCTTTAGATGATACAAAGACATTGTACGCGAATATGATTTCAATTATTTCTGTATTTGTTGCTATATTTGCGCTAATTACAGTCAATGCTAATATTTCTTTTAAATTGACAACATATAATATGAATGAGGTTTTCTGGGGAATTATAGTAGTAAATATCTTTGTCATGTTGTGTATAATTGCTTTGTTATTGGCAGTAAGGCTATTAATAATCAATAAATTAACAGGGAAATAA